CCTCGGAACCTGTTTGGAGGGTATTGGCAGTTTAGGAGTCTCCTAACTCGTTGATACACCGCATACTTACGCAAGCTATGTAAGTGTGCGTAGTTATAGGTACTTACAAAGTGTGCCATATTGTCCCAGTTGCAAGTTCTTGTAGTCCATAGCTTTACGCATAATGCGTAACCTACTAGTAAATCAAGCACTTGCAAAAGCCACCTTTTGTAAGTCGCATATCCCTTTTGGGTATGTGCCTTATGGGTCATAGCTCGCCCCCTGCCTCCTTGTAAGCCTCCACGATAGGGCGTGCTTCCTCAAGGAACTGGGTACGCTGGGCGGGTGTCCAGTTGGTCACGCTCTTGCGTGCTAGCCATTGGCGAGCCTTGATGATGTAGCTATGCCACGCTTGCTCGGCCTTTGGGTTTGAGGTCTCGATGGGGTCGGGTAGCAAGCCAGTCCATAGGGCTAACTGCTTGAGGCCACCGGGGGTAGGGGCTTGCAGGGATGGCCTTGCCTTTGCCACTCGTTCATACCGCCTAGCTTGCTCACCGTTTATTCCTGCTACTTCTTGGATGGTGTCGAGGTTTAGCCCCTCTACCCTTGCCGATAGGAGGATGTCGCCAGCGTCTGCCGCCAGTCCGATGGCCTCCCCCATCTGCTCGATTGCGTTCTGCTTGGCCTTGTCCAGTAGCCGTACTGTTTTTTGTAGCTCCATTCCGATCTGTTTTTCGCTCATTTTAGGATGTCCTTTTGGTTATGCGTAAGCCTCGGCCAACTCCTCGGCCTCGACCTCTGCGGGTGGTTCTATCTCTCGAAATCTGTGCTGGGCAAAGCCTCGTTCCGGGTGGGGCGCCGTGGTGCTTAAGGGGTTGTTGATGCCCTCCAAATAGACCACCACCTCCCCTACCTCTCCGTTCAAAGCTACCCCTATGCCTATACCCCTTATTGTGTAGTGCCTATCCTTGGTGGGTAGGGCGTTGTAAAAGGCGAGGATGTCGGGTGGAAATCTGTCGTCCACACACACTACTTTTGACCCAGTTGTCACCGTTTTTTCCCTCGCTTTTTTATGCCTTTTTCCCAAGCCTCTTTGTTCCACTTGGGGCATTCCTCCCGCCTCTTTTTGTGAACCCTCAAGGCTCGTTCCTTGTAGATTTGCCTCACCCTTTCGCTCCGTTGGATGCGTAAAACTAGGCCAGTCCGTTGCGATAACTCCGTAAGGCGAGCCGAGATAGCCGCTCTGGTATAGGGCTTTCCCGTGCTTGGGTTGATGTAACGCTTTGCGATTGAGGTTAGGCTGTCTGGGCTTCGGTTGCTGGCTAGGGCTAGTAGTGCTTCGTCCAATGTATCGTCCCGCCTATGCCTCAACATTTGGGAATCGCCTTCGTGCTTGATGGTCTGCTCTACCACCTCGGCTGTTAATTTGGCAAGCTGGTTGAGGTCGATGGCTGGGTTCATCGCCTTCATTTTGGCGAGCCGTTCCTTCACCCGATCTTCTAGGGTGTCGATGTGGTCGGCCATATTTGGCGTATAGCTTGCCAAGATTGAGTCTGCGGGGTCTTGGCCTTGGTGGTGGTTCATTGGATTTCTACAAGTGCTGTCCGTCCCACCCTTGCCAATTCACGCCTTGCTTGCCGTTCTGTGGCATAGAAAAGATCAACGACTGGGAGCTTGGTTTTACCCGATGCCTTCCGTGAGATAACCGCCGTGCCAGTATCGTGAGCGTGGTATGCCTTGCCCTCAATAAGAAGGGTCGTTCCGTATGGGATAATTTTGGGGTCTACGGCACAAGATTTACCAGAGACTAACCGTTTTCCAGTAGAGCTTTTCCACCCAAACTCGTCCTCACCCAACCAGTATGCCGTGATGCGAGCCTTGATTGTTTTCTTGGCTGGTGGCTTTGGGGGTTGAATCATTATGTTCGCCGCTTGGCTTGAACATAAGAGCGTGATGGCTAGGATGATGATGGCTTTTTTCATCGTTAAGAAGTGGAGTCGCTCGCACAAATGGCGGTAGCGTCTTGAGGGTGATTCGTCCCCTTTAGTTCTTTTGCCTTCTGCGTTGTCAATCGTGGTCTTGAGCTTGTCGATCTGTGCCTCGATTGCCTTGGCCTCCATCTTGTTAATCTTCACGCTTTACCTCCGTCCAATGGCATCGCTTGTTTGGTCTTTTGATCTTGCCCCTGCCCTCAAGATATCGAAGGTGGTACTGAATCGCCCCGTGGGTTTTCTTTAGCACCTCGGCAATCGTGCAAGTCGGAATCTCGTTGGTGATAAGTGTGAACACGGCATCTCGAAGCATATCAATGGTCGCTTGGTTGCGAGTTGTTGCGTAGAGCTTTTCCAGTTCCTTGCCGGGGTAGCGGTCGGCAAGTATGCCGTTGGCCTTGGCCTCTGGGGTTGTGTATGCTTCGTTCATTGAGTTTGCAACTTACTTTGAGTTTTTATTGAGGCAAGGGTTGGTTTTGGGTTATTCGACATGCTACTTCAAAAGCATTCCATCCTATGGGTTGCTTTCCTAAAAGTACCTAACGAATAAATGTTTTCTCGATCTCTTTCTCCACTCTCCTTTTATTTCGCTGTACTTTACCCCTTTTAACTTGCCAATCTTTTTTCCATCAACAAATAAGTCTGTTTTTTGTGCTGTAAGCCCAATATATGTGAAATTACTTGCTTTATATATTGTTCCCGTATGGTTCTGCTTGGTGTCGGCGTATGTAATTACTCCACGCAATAAAGGATTCAGTTTCTTTAGCATCTTCATTGAAACAGAGATAACTCGGCTTTCTGAAAATTTCGGGCATAGTTCGGATAGTGCAAGCCTAGTAAGTTCAAAGAATTCTGATTGTGTTTTTTCGTTGTAGATTCCTTTTATGTTTCTTGCGTTTGGTATTCCATAAGATATTGCTCCAAGTATTTGTCCATTAAAATATGCTCCAAAATTAAACGACGCAAGAAATCCGTTGCCCCCAAGATAGTGCCAATTACAATAACAATTAAATGCAGTATCGTGCCGAATAGTACGAAGCAAAAGTTGGAGCGGCGAGGTCGGAATTGCACCGCCATCCTCCCCTTGGAATAGGGGAAGCTCTACTGTTGAGCTATCGCCGCCAAAACTCATAAATAATACTCCGCAACACTCTTTCCGCTGTTGGTTTTGACTGTTCGCTTCTGCACATCGTAACCAGCCTTCCGCAAATCACACACTCGGCTTGCCAACCGGAAGCACTTGAACCAATCCAGCGCTTCCAGAGCCGTGAGTGTGCGACCCGATTGCAAGTGGGCTAGGATGCGAGCGTTCTGGTCGTGGCCTTCCGTCTTTTGAGGATGCGTTGTCCTCATAAAAGGCAACTCGAACTGCTCTGCCTCTACCATAGCGATCATCTTGAGCCTCCTTTGGCCTTGCGAACGGCAAAGTTACGGCTCTTGGCGTTCATTATGGTTGTTCTGTGGACTCCCCAAGCTCTCGCAAGCTCGCTCATCGACATTCCGCTATCGAGTTGATGTTTCCAGAGCGTCCATCGCTTCTTAACTGTGGAGTATTCACGATTTCGCCTTGCCCCATCCCTTCCACGAGTCGGAATAAGCTCTTTTGGGATGTCTAGGGGGGTAGTTACCCCTATTACGAACCTTTCAAGCCCTTTTGAGGCCAATTCTGCTCGATTTTGTGCCATTGTAGAGGTGAGTGTGGTCACCATTTGCTCAAACTCACGCAATTTGTCCTCGCACATCTTCACCCGGTGGATTGTGGCGGCTAAAACCATCTCTTGAGGGTAGTTCACGGACACCCCGCTTCTACCCAGTCGCTATGAGTGTTGAATCCGGCTAATTTATAGGTTGGTGGGGATTCGCACCCCGATTTGATTGGTTTCTTCATTGGTTGGTTGTTTCCTTTTGGTTGTTGGTTGCTCCGTCTCTGACAGTTCCTTGCACACGCTCGCCAGTCCTTAACCGATGCCTTGCCTCCGACCTTCCATCCGTTGCTCTGGTAGTAATCAAAAGCCGACTCTGCGTCCGTCTGCCTCCATCCGATCTCTTTAGCAAAGGCAATCCATTCAACGAGCGTGGGGCGTAAGCCCTCTCTCTCTTTCTTGTTATCTATCTTACTATTATTGTTACTATTACTATTACTATTATTATATACAATAGATGGCTCATCTTTGGTACATAGATGGTTCATAGATGGTGCATAGATGGGCGATCTATGGTTCATCCTTCGTGCATACCCAGCCGATCTTTCCTCCATCTTTGCCAGTCCAGAGGCCACTCCTCCGTGATAGATTGCCCCATCCTTTAACTCATAAACCCCAGCAACCTCAAGCTCTTGCAGTAAAGGCTTGGCATCTTGCCCAACCATTCTGCTGATTTGTTCTGGGGTAGGTATGTGTCCGTTGATGGTTAGCTTGCCGCCGGCGTTGGCCTTATACATAAGACATAGTAAGTGAATCCATAGCCCTTTAGAGGCAAGGCTTACTAATGCCAGCTTCTCATTAGCCAACCAGCGGTTAGGCTCAAAGGGAAACCAGAAGGAATCCCGCCTCATTTCTTGGCCTTTTCCATATCGATCTTTTGATATTTCTTGGCTCGCTCCAATAGCTCTTTAGTGATGCGATGTGAGTAGTCCAAGTGATTGATGATATCCTTATAGTTCTCACGCTTCGAATGGTCGAAGTCCTTAAACAAATCTCTCAATCTTTTTGATACGATTGCGTGGAACTCCTCTAATAGTTTTAATCTTTTTACGCTCATTTCTTTTTAATCCTTTCCAGAATATCTTTTCCCAAATCCCATAATGCTCCGCTCACAAACAGAATGGTGAGATAGAGAGACAAACATCCTAAACCTATTAGGAATAAGTCCCACAAAGCTTTCCCGATGGACGAAAGGAAAGTTACCATTTGGGTGCAGTCGGCCAGCTTGACCAGAGCCGAATGTCCTTTTTAAGCACCTCGCCAAACGCACACACAAAGCGACCATCGAGATACCTACCGCTAAAGACCACACCGCCAGATTCCATAAGTATTCTTTCATCTTTTTTGGGATTCTCCTTGGCTGTATGCCATTCAAGCATTGACCACTTTAGTTTTGGAACATCGATATCAACGCTCATCCTAGCCTCCGCAGGGCTACGACAACCTCATTGAGAATGTCTTGGATGACTTGGTCTTCCGTTCCGTCTGCCAGTCGTTGGACGAGTTCGGCACACCGCTCCCTTTCGAGGGCGGCGGCCTTGCTCATCGCATCGTTGATGATGTCTTGGATTAGGTCAGAATGGGATTTCATCTTCGGGCTTTCCTTTCTGTATTGAGTCGGCTTCTGCAAGAATCTCCGCTATGATCTCGTTGCGAATGATGTCGTTCTTGTATGGCTTGCCGTCTGCTCCGGGTTTAAGGTCTTGCTTGCTCAACCACTCCAAGTAATCCAAGCCCTTATTTCCAAATGCGGCGATCTCACGAAGGGTTGAGCCTTTGTGCTTACCGAACTTCAACTCCATATCTCTCGGCTCACCGCCATTACTTCTAACCACAACCCCATTTAGCTTGTTGGTGATGTCGGCTAGGTCTGCTTTGCTAATGAAGTCTGCCTTTACTGTATCTAGCTTAACTGGCTTGGGTGCTGGCTCATACTTATCCGTGTTAATATCCTCGAACCCGCCGTGTGGAACTTCCTCGGCTGGGGTGGTTGAGAGGCTCTTATCAATCAACACTACGATATGGGCAAAGGCAGAACGACAAGCCCTGCTGATTGCTCTGGTCTGGCACATCGCTCGCTTGGCATAGGTCGGACGCTTCTCCCACATAGCCTCATCATCACCCAAGAACCCCTCGGCACTTGAGATTACTTGGCCATTATCCATTCGCTTCACTTCACCGATGCAACGATAGCCATCTTCGAGACGCTCGACATCTCTTGCGGAGGCTACGCATCCGTGAGCTACTGCGATTGCTTGCCAGCCCTCAACTCGCACATAGTCCTTCTGGCCTATGCGTTGGCAAGTTTCTTTTACGATGGCACGACAAGCCCCAGCCACATCAGTCGCTTGGCGAATGTGGGTTGAGACTCCGTTGCCGTTGGTTACTGCTAGTTCATTCATTGGTTGTTTTCCTTTTTGGTTGGGGGCTACTCGTATCGATATACGCCAAAGCCCTCTTCGTTTTCTCTTCTGGTTTCGGGTAAGTTCAAAGCGGAAAGGTCGTGCTTCATATCGAACTCTGTATCTGGATGCGGATAGGGAGGCTGTGCCTTTTGGCTTGCAACCCAAGCATCATACTCGCCAAAGGTTTTCTGATATTCTTCTGGGGTCAATGGTCGGCAACAGCCACAATCACAATCACTCATTTGGTTATCCTTTCGTTTATAGTTTTGATTATCGGGGAAAGCCACTTGGTGCTGATGTCGTGGGATGGAACACGGAAAACTAGGATGCCCATAGATGCGGCGAGGTTATACTTTTCCATATCATTCAAGAACCCGGATGGATTCGTATGGCGACCACGCACCCAAATTCCCCCCTCCAATTCTACGGCTACGCCTTCGATATGGTAGTAGTCGAATCTGAATCTTCTGGTATCAGCAAACTTATATTCCTTTAACAACCCCCACCCACCCAGACTCTTCCATAGAATCTCGAACTTGGCAGATGGGGTGAGCTTCATTTTAGTTACGCCCCACCCAGTTCTTTGTGGGCAAGACTAGCTCTGGCTGTTTAGGCTGGTTGCCGTCGGCCACGATCTTGTCCATCTTTTCTAGCTCGGCGGCCACATACAAATAGAACTGCCGTCTTTCGTAATTCTGCTGGTCGATGTGCTTTGCAAAGAGCCTCACCCCTTGCAGAATCAGAAGCCCAAAGAATGCGACGAGGAAAATAATCACCAGCGAATCCTCTGTTTCTGCAAAGCGG